GTTGCTGTCCATAATGATCGAAGCCTCACGCGAGATATCGATCTGCGGGCCTGCATCTTCGCTAAGGAAGATTTCATCTTGCACCAGCAATTGAATAACCGTACCAGCAACGTTATTCGACGTGATGACCTTAAGGCCCATCAAGTAGCCGCCTTCCATCGTCAGGTTCGGGAAAGCGAGGACACCAAGGGGAGTAAGCATCGAGCCGATAGCCAACGCACGAGCAGGCGACATAACCAGCACAGCCGTTTGCAAGTTGTAGTTAGCAGCGATAGCCGGAGCCAGCAGGGCTTGAACGTCCTTACGGAGCGATTCATAATCCGTACCCGTAGCAGCGACAGCAGCAGCGCCGTTCATCATACCTGCAGGCGACACGTTAGCGACAGCAGCAGCAGCACCGAGGAACGTGGTATCAATGCCTTGTGCCGTAGCCTTAATCAAGTCAGCTTGCACGAGAGCTTCAGCAGCCGGATTCGAGAAGCGGATAATTTCATCCGAAAGAATCGACAGCGCGTAGACCTTGCTCCACGTCAGGAACACGGCGTTAAACGCAGCGGACGTAACCGGAGCGGGCGCAGCTTCACCAACCCAGCCCACCGATTGACCGCCAGTTTGGCCCGCGATACGAACGTTAAACGGAACCTTGCGCGCGGCGAGACGACCAACCACGGTTTGCGGGTACAGCAGTTCGATAAAGTCACCGCCATACGTTTCCGGGTACACCAAGTTACCGGCCCATGCCGCAACGGTCGTAGAGCCTGCAGCTACAGCAGCCTTAACGATGCCATTAACAACAGCGTCATCCTTGTAGTGCGCTTCTGCGAGCGACTTAGCCAGCGACAAATCGCCCTTGGCCTTAGCGAGAATCATCGCGGTACGCGTGAAAGCCGAACCCTTGGGCGCGTTGCTCTTGGTCGTGATAACCGGCTCAACAGTGGTAGTCGTAACGGTAGCCACTGCAACAGCTTGCGCAGCCATCGACTTTTCAACGGTCTTAAGGCGGGCCAATTCTGCAGCACCGTCCGTAAGTTCCTTTTCGAACGCGTTAAATTGCGTTACTTCTTCGTCCGTGAGGGCGGTATCGCCATTAACCGACTTCACAACGAGTTCGTTACGTGCGGTTTCAGCTTGTGCCAGACGTGCCGTAAGGGCTTTGATTTTTTCAGCGATAGACAATTTGTAGTCCTTAATATTTACGATACGAAAGGTCAAGCTTGACCAGACGCGGGGTTTTTACAACGGGTTGCACGGGGTTTTCGCCCGTTACTTCTGGTACTTCGGTTACTTGCGTAACCTCAGCGGCTTCGAGGCTCTTGAACGCGGTAATCACTGCTTCTGGGTTGCACGGAATAGCCACAAGGGACAACTCATGCACGTCAGCTTTTGTAAAGCGAACGCCCATATCCTTCCCAAGCGCTTCGTATTCGCTGGGGATGAATCCTATAGAGACACCTTTGATAAGGCCGCTCTTTACGCTATGCCACGCCTCGTCTGTGCGCTGCTTAACTACGCCTTCCTCGTCTACCTTGGCAATCTTCGCCACGAACGGGAGACCCTTAGCCGTAGGTGCGCCGAACTGCACAGTACCTACCGGTTGCGAATGGTCGTGGTTGAGGAGTAAGGGTGCGTCTTGTGCGAAGGAGAGGCCCATAGGCTCTACTACGTCCTTAACGCGGTCCAATGCGGGCGTACTGGCAATGCCGGTAATCTCCCGCGCGTCTTCTGAGACGCTTTTGATAGTGATTGCGCTAAACGCGCGGTTAGTTTTCATTCGTTATCCTTAGTAGACCATGGGCTCACCCATATCCAAATCCGCCGCTGCGAGGTTGACCGCGCCAAACGCCATAGTTAGAGCAACCATCCCGTCAATACGGCCCGTGGACTTCTTCTTATCCAACTTTCTATTTCCTGCCGGGTCCATAATCACGATGGAGTTAGCCGCGCACATGGTTAGAACCGGGTTCATACCGTGGCATACGCTTTCATTCAGGAACACTTCCTCAACCACGCTCATAGCGGGAGCAAAAGATACGTAGCCTTGCCCAAAAGGCGCGAGGGGCAGTTTTCCGCCTTCCTTAGATGGTGTTACCGTGTCTACGCCCAGGTCGTGAAATTCCTTGTGCAGTACGTCAATGAACTTCATGTCGTACGCAATGGAATGTATGTTTAGCGGCGCGCAGATTTCAGTAATTTCGCGTGCCATCGTTTCGTAACTAATGACCTTGCCTGGAGTCGCACGTAAGAATCCCTGAGATGCCCATACGTCATATGGCGCGCGGTCAAGCTTCGCGCGGTCCCGTAGCGTATCTAGAGGCGTCCAGAAGTATGGCTGTACATGCCACTTGCCACGAACACGACCGATTAGCACAAGTGCTGTCAAGTCCGCTTTCATGGACAGGTCTAAGCCGCCATATACTTCCGTATCCTTATCGAACGGTGCGCAAGCGCCGCCGTTAGCTTCCCATGTACTCTTACTGATAAACGGGGAGAACAAGGATACGCGCTGGTTTAAGGCCAGGTTTCTAAACGAGCTTTCCGAGGACGGCATACGTACCGCAGCCTCAGCTAGACCCTTAACATAGTCCGTGGTAAGGAACACGCCTAGGGCGGGGTTAGCTGCTGCCCAGCCCGTGGGGTCCATAAGTGGTAAGTAGGCGTCCGCTGTGTACAGATTTACGATGGTGTGTGGGTCTGCTCCTGTAGCCGCATCGTCAAGCCAGATAGAGAACAAATCCGCATCAGACGCAGCCTGCGTACTCACCACCAGTACCAGCGGGTTATCGTGCGCTCCCTGCGAGGTAAGGATTGCATCAATAAAGTCGGACTGCGGTCCCTTAACCTGCCCTACCTCGTCCAGAATAGCGAGTACCGGAGATAGCCCATGTGCCGTCTTTCCCTCTGCTGCTAGCGCTCTATACTCCACATTAAGCGGGAGTCCAATCAGGCGCTTACCAGAAGGGATAATGCGGGTAATGCTGGACAGATACGGACTCAGCATAATCATCTTGGATGCGAGTGCGTGGATCAGTGCCGCCTGGTCCCTGTTGTTAGCACCTGAAACTATCTGGCTATTCTGCCTAGCTTCCGGGCCTACCAAGTGCGCTAGCACCAAGCAGGCGATAAGCGCGCTCTTTCCGTTCTTTCTGGCAATGGACAGGTAGCCCGTCTTAGTGCCGTGCGGATTGTCGTAACACTCCAGGATAAATCGACGCTGGAACGGCTGCAGCGTGATAGGCTGGCCGACTAGCTTTCCTTCTGGTACTTTGCAGTACTTATGGATGAAGGCAATAACTTTCTCGCCGCGCGTCATACAGCCCTAAGCCTAGGAATCAAACCGTCGTCCTCAACCTCGCGGGCTTCTTTCTCTACAGCCAGCTTCTTACCAGCATCAGCGGACCTACCAACCGTAGCCGCAGCATGTACGTGCAGTTTTGCCGACAAAGCCATAGACCTAACGCTAAGGGTGTTCAAAAGTGCGTGCTTAGGATTAACAACCTGCGTACCCTTAGCGTTAGTAACGATATCCGACTCCTCCTCTAACTCTTGCTGGATACGATTAATGTCCGCTTGAGCATGAGCGAGGTTAGCCGCGTGAGCTAAATCAATATCTGTCCACGTATCAGCAGCCCTAGCCATAACAATGCAATTCCAGTAAGGGATATCGATATCTCTAAGCCGGATATGGGCTGGCGGTGCGATAGGACCAAGGGAGGCCGCCTGTGCAGCCTTAACAGCAGCAGTAACGCTGTCTGAGCGGGTCTTAGACATAAGGACTCCTAGGTATAGTTACTAAGTAAATGCAGAGATTCTGTCGTTAAGCGCCCACAGATATTTAACCATTGCGTGTAGTTGCCGCCTAAGCCGCCCCCTTTCCGCAATGGGTAAGTTAAGGTAGACGCGAGACGATCCTACAAAATCGGTTAGTGCTTTAACCTTAATACTAAGCTCATCCCGTTCCGTAACTACTCTTTGTTGGTGCGGTAACATAGTATTCCTTACTGTATATGGGCTACGCGTGCGCGTGATCGCGCGAGGAAACAGAGCGGGAGTTCTGGTGCATCGGGTCCGTTTCCTCTTACCTAGCGTTGCTAGACCGGCTCTCAAGTTTTCACAGGGAGTGGCGGGCGTCCTCCTTACTGCTTGACGGCTGGAGAGGATCTTTACTGGGAACACTCATACGGCTAGAGCCTCTGGTAAAGGCTATATGCGTAGGACTGCTTAGGAAGCCGCTGGAGCGGTTTGGGCCGGAACTGGTACGTAGGTAGCGGGAAGGGCGTATCAGCCCGTCCTAGACGATTCTGGGAAGGATTGGAGGTATCCAGAGCAAATACGGAAAGTCAGGGCGATTCCTTGCCGATTATTTGCAGTTAGCGTTAATTCGAGTG